CCAGCCGTAAATCTGTTTCATTTTTGCTTTGAATCCATACTTTTGGTGTTAATCTCTTCAATTCCTTCCACGCAATATCTTTTGCCATTCGATATGTAGGAGCACAATAGAAATACACTTCCCCAGGTCGATTTATAGCTCCTCTCAATAATTCAATACAAGAAAGATACGATTTTCCAAACCTTCTTCCAGCAACCAACACCCGAAATCTTTTATCACAATTAAATACCTCCCCTTGGGCATATCTCAAACTTATTTCTTGCTGTTTTGTAGCCGTCATACACCGAAAATAACAGTTTTTTTATCTTATACCCCCTCTTTATAGCCTATTTCAGCTTTTTTAGGTTATTATTCCATTAACAACCCTTAACAAGATCAAGTCCGTGGCTTCTTCTACCTTTCCAGATAACATAATTAATAATCCTCTCGCACAACCAGCTAAAAAAAGAACTAGATCTTCAGTATCAGATGTTCTTAAAAGATCTCAAAGACTCTACGCTCGTCAACTTGAAGGTAAAACTACTCGCCAATTAGTAATAGAACACGCAAATATTGAAGGAATATCTGAAACTACCGCCTGGCAAGATTGGGATAAAGTAAAAGTTTGGAATAATGAAGATTGGGAAAAAGATAGAGAAACTTTACTTCCTAGACTCCAAGCTATGAGAGTAAGACTCTTCAATAAAGCTGTTAAAAAAGGTCAACTTCAAACAGCAGCACAAATTCTTGATAGCCTAGGCAAAGTTATAGGTGAATCCGTAGAAACAGTTAACATCCAAGCTCCAGAACTTTCAATTCGAGTAGAACCAAAAAATTAATTGATATATATTTAAGTTCCCCACGCTGGCCCTAAGTTCAAAAAAGTTACTAATATACCCCTTAAGTGCTTTGTGGTCCTCTGAAGTTCATAAAAGTGCCTTAGAGAGCATGATAGTTACTGCAGGTTCAAAGAAGTTCAATAAAGTTTCTTAAGGTTCAAACAAGTTCAAATAGGTTCATAAAAGTTCCTTAAGGTTCAAAATATTTTCTTTTAGTAAACTTTGTAGACTTTTAGATATAAAAATGATATATTGGAATAGTTATGTATTTTAGATTATTTTTATGGTTTCATTTTTCTTACTTACTTTTATGTAATTAGAAAAACTTACTATTAAAAATTCTGACAATACATAACTAACTAAAAACAAAAACTATCAACTTCTCAAACGTGACCAATTCAATTTCACTCTTTCCAACTGAGGATAGACAAACCTTAAGAACAGAAAAACTAAAAGTAGATTTTAGATTAAGTTCTTATTCTTGCTACTTAGAAATAAAAAACAATTCTAAGGAATTAAATATTGAACTTGATGCAAAGGTTATCAAGAAACAACTATTAGAAAGTATTAGAAGATTAAGTTCTACTTACTCTCACGATCAGGAATTAATTATTGAACTATTTAAAATATGTGTTTCAAAAATAGATCAAATGCCTGAAGAGAAACAAGATGAACTTGCCAAGTACTTTGTAGAGAATATCAATCAGGAGGTTAAATAATGGACATTCAAATTACTAAAAACAATTTAACTAATCTAATGGACACATTTAACCAAAAACAACTTAATCAAATTATTGATGTTTTACAAAAAGAACATTCAAAAATGAACATCTTTATTGATGATTTAAGAAGATCAGAATCTTTTAAAAATATTCCTGATCCTATGAAACAACATTACAATTCTTACGTTCAAAAATGTCAAGACGAAGCTGACGAACTTGAACAGATAATTGATCAAGTCGGAGATCAATTAAATAAATTAAATGAGGTCAAGTAAATGCAAGACACAAAACAAACTCATGTAAAAGTGACAATGCCTAAGGATTTATATTCTAGGCTTGTTACAGAATCACTTAACGTATTAGGTGAAGAAAATCTTAGTCAAATGATTAGGACCATATTAAGGAAACATTTAAAATGATTAATTTTTCTGAAGATGAACTTAAAGAAATTCTTAGAAGTTTCAAATATGGTTCATATACTTCCAATGGTGATCTAAAACAACTACCAAGACGTTTGAAGATTATCAAGAAATTAGAAAAAGAATTAACTCTAATTTCAAATAATAAAATTTCAAACGATTATTGGGAGGGCATAAGATGAAATTTATTTTATTACCTTACATAGTTTTAATTATTTTATTATGACTACATAAAAAATTAACCCTAGTAAAATTCTAGGGTTATTTTCTCTTGCTTATTTATTCTCAATAATATTTTTTATTGAGACTCAATAATTTTTTTTAATTAAGAATAAAAAAATCTCAAGAAATTTTTTTTATTTTTTTTTAAATTTTAGAATAATATTTTGAATGGATTTTGAATGTTTTTTATTGAATGTAAAAATTATTGAATGTCTTTTTTAATACTTTGTTTTTATATCATTTTTATATATAATAAATAATGTAGATTAATTACTTCTCATGACTACAACTAAAACAAACCACGCATTAAATAATGCAATAGGCCATATAGAAACTATTTTTGAAGATTTTAAAAAAGATCAAATTTTTGAAAATTTAAAAGACTTTGAAAGTCAAGACCAATTAAGAGAAAGTATTTTAAACAGTGCTTTATCTGTTGAATTTCGCTCAGGGTGGTATTCATCATTAGATCATGAATTAGTGCCTGAAGAATTTAAAATACTTCTTTCATGGGGTGGGCCAGCTCTTAGAATTATTGGAGAATTGGATAATTATGGCCCAGTAAATCCAAAATTGCAGTATCAAGACTGGGGAACATTTTGGACAGATTTTGAAATTACAGAAGATCAACAAGAAGCATTGAATTGGTTTTGTAATTGTTTCTACTTTGGGGGTTAATTATAAGAGACTTAAAACTAAGTCTCTTTTTTTATTGATAAAAAAGTTTACTTAGTATATACTAACTTATGAACACTTACATAAACTTATGACAGTTTCTAAAAAAGAAATTATCCCAAACAATGGGCAACCCATGAATGAATTATATTTTCAATCAATCATGGGGGAATATTTGATTGACCCTCATGAATACTATGAAAATCAAGGTATTCGTAAAGCATACCTTCTGAATGATGAAGTGATGCTTAGAAAAATTCTTGAATGTGAGTATTGATTATGAATTGGACTTCAAAAGAAAAACAAAAATTTTGGAATAAAGCATACCAAAATTACATGAATGAAACTGGTTTATCAGCTAGAGAAGTATCTAACTTTATCAAAGTTAATCCTTATGTAGCTTTAAGAATTGAATGTCAGGCTATTGAATTTTTAAAGGAGAATACTTAATTATGAATAAAGTTTTAGATGATGTAATTGAAGTAAGATTGCCTATTTACTGGGCATCTTTTTTAGTCGATAATGATGCTTCAGGATTAGAAGATGGTGAAGAAAATCAAGTTAGAGAGACTTTAAAGTATCTGCAATTAGATAAATGGATATGTGTAGATGTTAAAGATGATATTAGTTTTGAATATCCTTTTTTACCTGACTTGTTAGGTGGAGATTATTGTACTTACGTTTTTCATAACTATGAGTAAATTAAAGCACGTTTTAAATATTCAAAATAATTTTCTCAATGAGCATGACAAAATCATTGTTGAAGATATTTTGATACATACATTACTTGAGTCAAAAAAACTTGAGTCTATAGAAAAATTTTATTATCAAATTAATGTTAGCTATGAAATTGAAGAAAACTAGAAAAGAAAGAAAGTGTTATGAGTGTAAATCTCTCATTAATAAGGGAGATTTATATGGTCAAAAAAGTATTGCACTTGGAGAAAAAGTTGATGGTGAATCTCAAACTTATGATGGCATGAATGTTGTAGTTCATTACATGAGAATACCAGTATCAATGTGTCAATCTTGTTTGGAGAATAAATAAATGAATAAACCAAAAGCTAACCTTTATATGCTTATCAAAATAGAGATTGATAAAAATATAAAGGATACAACTGAATTTAAAAAAGAATTTTGTAAGAAGAATAATTGTTTATGGATTGATTCTTATTACAACGATAGTGATACTAAATTACCAATTAGTTCAGATTATGGAGAATATTGGATAGAGGGAGATTATAGCGAAGAATGTAAGTGGGAAATATGTGATGACTACCATTTACATTATGAGGGATAATAAAATGAATTATATAATACAAGAAAAATTTACTGGCTATAACGATATTTATATCGAAGCTAAATCAAAAGATGAAGCGATAGCTAAATACAA